TCACCTCAATAAATCCATAAATCTCAACTTTAAAGCTTGTACAGGAATGTCCTCAGCTTTTGAAATTTGCTCACAGGTAAATCCTTCATAAGCAAATAAAAGATCTTCAGGGATTGTCATAAAAACTGCAAATGTATTAGCTTCAATTTCTAATCTATCAATCGAGAAAAAGGTATTATTCCTCAAAAATGGAGTATTTGCATTAGGATGTATAGTAGCATGTCCAAGTTCATGAGCACAAGTGAAAAATTTTTTGAATTTATGATCTTTTAGATTAGAGTTTATATGTATCATTTTTTGTCTAACAAACTTATTATAATAACCATTGATCAAACCTAAAGGTTCTTCAAATATTAGAATATGCTCAGAAGCTGCTATTTCAAATGGGTCATTTGTTTTATGTTTTTTTATAAGACGTTCAACTTCTTCTTTTATTACTTTTCTCATTTACCCATTCCCCCATAAAATATTATTTTCTGTATTTTTTAGGAGTATATTTTTTAGCAGCTTCTTTAGCAATTCGCATTGAGTTTTCAATGCTTATTCTTAGCATCTCTCTAGTAGTCTCATCCATTGGTTCACCATCAAACATGAGACCATCTTGGGAGCTTTCTAACTGTTCTAATGTTTTACTAAGAGCTTTTTGTATATCTTTTTCATCTTTTTTAGTTAATTTAGATTCAGAATTTTTAATGTTTGGGTTATCTGTATTACCTAATAGATAATCTACTGAAACATTAAAATATTTTGCTAATTGATTTATGAAATCAACATTTGGTACTCTTAAGTTATTTTCATATCTAGAAAGAGTCGATTTAGTTGTATTTAAAGCTTTTGCTAAGTCTTCTAATGTTATATCTTTTTCAGTTCTAATTTCTTTCATTCTTTCTTGGAAAGTTGCCATAATAACACCTCTTTAAAGCTATAATATCATTTAGTTGCCAATAATCTCAATTAAGTTGCCAAAAATAGAATATTTTTATTAAATATCATTGACAAGTTGCCGAATAGATAATATAATAAAGTTACCAAATGGATAACAAAGAAAAGGAGATGAGAATGTTGATAAAAAAACAGGCTAACTTTAAGCTAAAAGGATTAAGAGCATCATGTAATTTAAAGCAGTCTGATATAGCTAAAGAACTAGGGATATCAGAATCAACATATAATAGAAAAGAAAATGGATATGCTGATTTTTCTGAGACCGAAATGTGGCAAATTAGCAAAATTTTAAATAAAGAACCTGAGTCCATTTTCTTTAGTAATATTTTTTTTGATAATAAAGTTGCCAAATAGATAACAAAAAAATCCTATGTATCTATGTTAACAACAAAAGGGGGTGAAATAAATGTCAAAAAAAGCCACGAAAGCTGCAGATAACATCTATTATAAAGCACGAATGGAAGCAGCTGCCACCAATGACAAATTAAACAGTAGAGAAGGAGCTGCTGAATTGCTTGGAATTGATAGAACTCGGTTAGCTCACATAGAGCTTGATAGTGTATGTGCTTATCCGGAAGAAATTCTAATGATGTCAGAGATATACAATACACCTGAAATTGAAAACTACTACTGCTGTGAACAATGTCCTATAGGGAAACATAATGTTCCTCGTTTGGAGGTTGTTGAGATAGATAGGCTTACTATCGGAATATTGTCTTCGCTTAAAGATGTAACATCCATTAAGGAGTCACTTATAGAGATTGTAGCTGATGGAGTTATTACAGAAGATGAGAAACCTCAGCTTGAATATGTACTTGATTCACTTGAAAGAATTTCAATAGAAGCACAAAAATTAAAGCTTTGGGCACAAAAGAATCTAAAATTAATAATTTAAATTTAAGCAATGGAGGTATAAATGAATGGGCAAATTGGTAAGAGTTGAAACAGAACATGTAAAGGTTGGAAGATTTGAAGCTTTTGTAACTAAGAAATTTTATGACGGTCCAGAGGAAAGAGAAGCACAAGTTAGAGCTTTGAAACGTATTAAATCTTTAATTGGAAGAGAGCCTCAGGAAGGTGCTAAAGATGTTTGATACTAAAAACATAAAAGGCTACTACAAATTAAATTGTATCGATAAAACAGTATTTGATAGTTTTTTAAAGAGATTCTATGAAGCTTGGGAATATCCAGAGGAACATAAGCCAGTATCAGTAAAGGTACAAAAGGAATTTATAAGAGTAGATTTAAATGATGGTTCATGGCTTCACGTGAAACCTAATGGAGAGTGGTATTGAGGGGAGGTGATGAACTTGAATAAATATCAAAAGGTTATTTCAAAGATTGTAAAAGATGATATGAATGCTAGATTTGTAAGAGCATCTTTTAGAGAAATAAGAACAGAGGTTAGAGATTTTGTAAAGCTAATGAATTATGACTTTAATGAATTAGTTGAACATAAGAACAGAAGTAAAGAGATGAACATTATTTTTTCTAAATTCAATAAAAGGAAGGTGTCGTAAATGCCAATTAAAGTGGAAATTCCAACTCATAAGGATGCTCTTATTAAGCAGATCAAGGCTCTTGAATATAAAATTGAACATGATACCAACAAGAGAGCCAGGGAGATACACCAGGATGCCTATAATGCACTGATGGAGGAATATTTGAATGAGGAATAAAATAGAACAACTTAGAGCAGAACTTCATGAATACATTGAAAAATATGGATTTCTAGATCAAAGGACTATTGAAAAATCTCAAGAATTGGACAAGCTAATTTTATCAGAACAAATAAAAAAGAGCTCTTAGAAAAAGAGCCAATAATAAAATAACCTAGACTCATTCTACTATGGAATGAGAAAAAAATCAAACGGAGGTAAGAAAAGTGAGTAATTTAATAATTTTAAAAAATCTTCATCTTAAGAATTTTAAGGGAATTAAAGAATTAAATTTCACCTTTGACAGAATAACAAATATCTATGGAGACAATGGAACTGGGAAAACTTCAATATTTGACGCATTTACATGGCTGCTGTTTGATAAAGACAGTCAGGATAGAACAGCATTTGAAATTAAGACCCTAGATTCAAAAGGTGAAGCAATTCATGGATTAGAACATCAGGTAACTGGAACTCTTGAAGTAGATGGCAAAAATGTAATCCTATCTAAGATACTTAAAGAAAAATGGACTAAAAGAAGAGGAGAAGCAGAAAGACACCTCACTGGTCATGAAACTTTATATTATATCAATGAGGTACCAGTAAAACAATCAGAATACAAATCTAAAATAGCCAGCATTATTGATGAAAGTCTTTTTAAATTAATAAGCAATCCAACATATTTCAGTATGAACTTGAAGTGGCAGGATAGGAGACAAACAATTTTAAATATTATTGGAGATATTGATTGGAATAGAGTTATCACTTATAATCCTGAACTTAAAGCTCTTGTGCCTGCATTAAATGATATGGATATAGATACTCTTAAGAAATCTATTGCAGCAAGGAAAAGGAAGTTAAATGATGATATAAAGTCAATTCCCTATAGGATAGATGAATGCAATAACTCAATAAAAGAAATAGACTTTGATGCCTTGGAATTTAGAAAGCGTGTAGCAATTGGTGAAATGAAAAATGCAGATGAACAACTATTGGATACCAGCAAAGTTAATGACTCTCTTCTCGCTGAAAAGGATGAGCTATATTCTCTTAAAGATAAAATGAAGGATATTGAGTACAACGCAAAAATTGAAGCTGAAAATCCTAGGAAACTGCTTAAAGAAAGTATATATAATATCCATGATAAAAAATTAAAAATTGATAGAGAAATTAAATTAACAGATATATCTATAGATGCTAAGAAAAAAGCAGTAGAAGATTTCCAAAATGAAATGAATAAATTAAGAACTGGATATAAGAACGTTGCAGCTGAAGAGTTTGAGTTCCCTGAAGATCAAACAATATGCCCTTTATGCAAAAGACCTTTTGATGAAGAACATATTGAAGAGACGAGAAAGACTTTGGAAGAAAACTTTAATATTAATAAGGCTGAAAAATTGAAAAAAATCAATCAACAGGGTAAATCAATGAAAGATAAAGTTGAAGTTCTTAATACAGATGTTCAAGAGCTCAATGAAAAATCTATGATATTAAGTGCTCAGGCATTAGAAATTGTAGCAGATTTAAATGAAACTGAGGATAAATATCAAAACTTTAAGCCTGAGTTAAACCTTGAATCTAATATAGAATATCAAGAATTAAAATCTCAAATAGAGCAGCTTGAATTAAAGTTGTCACAACCTAAAGAATTGAATAACCAGGTTAATGATCTCAAAGATAGAAAGAAAAAATTACAACAGGAGCTTGAAGATATAAATACCCAATTATCCTATAAAGAGCAGAATGAAAAAATGAAAGAAAGAGTTGCTGAACTTACAGACCAAGAGTCTGCTTTGGCTCAACAAATAGCCCAACTAGAAGGACAAGAATTCTTATGTGAAAACTTCATAAAAACTAAGGTTGAGTTGCTAGAAAACAGTATAAATGAAAAATTTAAATTTGTAAGTTTCAAGTTATTTAATACCTTAGTTAATGGAGCAGTTGAAGAATGCTGTGAGGCACTTATTCATGGAGTACCATTCTCCAATGCGAATAAAGCAAGTCAGATTAATGCCGGATTAGACATAATAAATGCTCTTTGCAACCACTATGGAGTAGAAGCTCCTGTATTTATAGATAACAGAGAGAGTATTAATGAGATTCTTGATATTAATTCACAGATTATCAACTTAGTTGTAAGTCAAGATAAAAAGTTAAAGGTATCAAATATTCAAGGGGAGGTAGCTTAGTATGCCAAATAGTGTTCAAAATACCAACAATAAAGCTCTTACAACTCAAGAGAAAAATATAACTGAGGAAGTATTAAGTAGAGTAAATGACCTTAGTAAAAAGGGAGAGTTAGTTGTTCCTCAAGGGTATAGTGCTGCCAATGCTCTTAAAAGTGCATGGCTTATGCTTCAGGAAACAGTAGATAGAGAAAAAAACCCAGTATTACAGGTATGCTCAAAAGCTACTGTAGCAAATTCACTTTTAGATATGGTTATCCAGGGATTAAGCCCTGCTAAAAAGCAATGCTATTTTGTCGCTTATGGGAAACAACTGCAGCTAATGAGGAGCTATATGGGTACCGTAGCAGTTACTAAAAGACTTAAGGGAATAAAGGATGTAAAAGCCTACTGCATATATGAAGGAGATGAATTTGAACAAACCTTTGACTTAGATACAGCAACTTTAAAAATTACCAAGTTTGATCCTAAGTTTGAGAATATAGACCTTACAAAAATTAAAGGAGCCTTTGCAGTAGTTTTGGGAGATAAAGGGCCAATCTACACAGAGGTAATGAATATAAACCAAATAAAGAAAGCTTGGGGCCAAGGAGTAGCTTATAAGAGTGGTAAATCTACAGCACATAACAACTTCACTGATGAAATGGCAAAGAAAACTGTAATCAATAGAGCTTGCAAAATGTTTGCCAATACTTCTGATGACAGTGATCTTCTTATAGAAGCTTTCAACAACTCGGATGAGAAGCAGTATGACGAGGATAAGATCATAAACAATGTACAAGCAGAAGTAAATCAGGAGATTGAAGAAAAGGCCAATAAAAAGACTTTAGATATACAAGAAGATAATGTGAAAGAAAAGGTAATTGATGTTGAATCTAAGAAAGCAGAAGTATCAAATGAGAATGAAAATGCTCAGCAAAGTGCTAAGCAGACTGAAATAGGTTTGGAGTTTTAGGAGGCATAAATGAAGTTAAAAGTATTAGGGAGCTCTAGTAGTGGTAACTGCTATCTCTTGCAGGCTAAAGAAGAAACTTTAATCCTTGAATGTGGTATTAGGTATAAAGAAATTTTACAAGGCTTAAATTACAAAATTGACAATGTGAATTCATGCTTAATTACCCATTCTCATAAGGATCATAGCAAAGCTATAAAAGACATAATAAAAGCTGGTATAGATATTTATACCAGCAAAGGCACAATTGATGCTTGTGAGGTATCAGGACACAGAGTTCATATTATTAAAAGTGAACAGCAATTTAAGTTGGGTGAATTTACTATACTTCCATTTGCTACTGAACATGATGCTGCGGAACCTTTAGGATTTTTAATATATCACCCTGAAATGGGTACAATGCTATTTGCTACAGACACATATTACATTCAATATAAATTTCTGAGGCTGAGCCATATACTCATTGAATGTAATTATGATGGGGAAATTATGACCAGTAATATTGATAATGGAACTTTAAACGTAGGATTAGCTTTAAGATTAGCAAAGTCTCATATGAGCTTGGATAACTGTAAAACTCTATTAAAAGCAACGGATCTTGAAGATGTTAGGAATATAGTATTGATACATTTATCATCTTTGAACAGTGATTCAGAGCTATTTAAAACAGATATAGAAAAGTTAACTGGTAAACCAACTTATGTTGCTGAGTCAGGTTTAGAAATTGATTTGGAGAGTGAATTTGATGGGTAAAAGATTAAATATTCAAATAGATAGAGCTAAGGAACTTTATGAAAAATATGGAACATTGGCGAGGGCAGCATTGAGCTTAGGTTGTTCTCCTACAACATTAAAAAGATTATTAATTGAGAATGGTGTAGAGATAAAGCCATATGTAGCTAAAAGATGGAACGTAAATTCAATAAGATATTAGTTATATTTCTTTAGAAAGTGAGGTGTTTAGGGTGGCAAGATATCAAGAGACTGGAGGGGAATTATATGAAAGAAACCTATTACTTTTCCCATGATTTTAATGCCAGAAATGATCCTAAAATTTTAGCTATGAGAAGTAAGTATGGCTCAGAAGGATATGGATGGTATTGGATGATTATTGAGATATTAAGAGAGCAATCTGAATACAAACTTGAGCATAATAAATACCTTTGCATTACTCTTGCTATGCAACTGCAATGCGACTGTAATGCACTGCATAACTACGTAGAAGATTGCATAAATGAGTATCATTTATTTGAATCTGATGGGGTATATATATGGTCCAATAGTCTTATGAGAAGAATGGAAGAAAAGGCCACTAAATCAGAGAATGGCAGAAAAGCGGCTAAGGCTAGATGGAATAAGGCTTCAAAGGATAAAAAAGATGTAAAAAAATGCAACGAAAATGCAAGTGCAATGCATACGCAATGCGACAGCAATGCTATAAAGGAAAGTAAAGTAAAGGAAAGTAAAGTAAAAGAAAATAAAAGAGAGAGAGAAGATAACTCTCACACACAAGAAGCATTAGAACTTTGTAAATATTATTCTGAATTAAAACCAGGACAAGATATAACTTCTGATTTAGCATCTTTAGAAATTTTTATAGAGATCTATGGATTTGATTGGACAAAAGAAGCAATTCAAAAATGTGTTTCTGGAAAAGGGAAATTTATAAAACCTTGGGTTGAAACTGTATTAAAAAATTGGGTCCAGGAAAGGAAGGGTGAAAACAATGGAGCAAAGTCTAATAAACAAAACAATCGAGAAGATGAAGTTGCTGCAACAGGAGAGACAGAAGGAGCAGAGCTCACCAAAAGAGCCCTTGAAAAGTACGGAGGAACATTGGGAGTTGTTGAATGCGACATCTAAGTGCCCACATGGAAAATGTGATGGTAGCGGAATGATGTGGCTTAGAAATCCAGAAACCCTTGAAACTAAAGCTCAATATTGTACCTGCAGGGAACAAAAACTGCAAAATAAAAGACTTGCTTTTGCTAATATCCCTAAAGAGTTTTCATCCCTAACGATTAAATCCTTTGATTCTGAGATATATAAAAACAAAGAAGATGTAATGCGTGCCAGGATAGCTAAGAAACAGGCAGTGAAGTATGTAAATAGCTTTGAGGAAGAGTTTGAATCCATAGGCAAGGGATTATATTTCTACAGCGCCACAAAAGGCAGCGGCAAGACAAGACTTGCAGTAAGCATAGGGAATGCAATTCTAAGCACAAAACATAAACAGGTTAAATTTGTTACATCCTTGGATATTCTTAAAGAAATTAAAAACACATATAACCGGGAAAGTAAATATACTGAATCCCAGCTCATTGAAAGTATAAATGGAGTTCAGATTCTGATTGTTGATGATATTGGAGTAGAGCAGCCTACACCGTGGGTAAATGAAATTCTATTCTCAATCTTTGATACAAGGATGAAATATAACAGAGTAACAATATTTACTTCAAATTGCTCTGTTGAGAACCTTAAACATGATGATCGATTAAGAAGCAGAATATTTAAAATGGCTATTCCAGTAGAGATGCCTGAAGAAGACATAAGAGAAAAGCAAAGCAAAGATCAAAATAGAGAGATGCAAGATTTACTTCTTGCTGAATAAAGGGAGGATAAAATCATGGAAATGTATTTTTTTAATAATCAATCAAGAGAGAATAAGAGAATAGGCAGAATTAAGGAATTTGCAAATAAGCTAGGTATAAGCTTTGAGGAAGCTGAAATGATAATAAATAATTTCTCAAAGATGAACATAGATCCTGTGAAACCCGCGGAAAAAGTAAATAACATAGTGACTCTAGAAAAGCTGTCAAAAAAGATAGTTACTAAGGTCATAAGCAATATAAATAATCAGCATAGGCATATGCAGCCGGTTAATTTAAATATTTTATCTAACCTGGTGGAAGGAATTCTAAAAGATGCCTTGAAGCAGACAAAAATGATTGATGTTGCCAAAGAGAGAATTGAGAACCAGGAGCTTAAAAAGCAAATTGCAGAAATTAATAAGGACAGAGAAAGAATTAAGGCCGCATTAAGAGGTACATTGTCCGGAATGATGATTTATTCAGAGCTTAAAGGGAATGCTTTTGCAGAGGAAATATTTGAGTCCAAAAGAGAAAGAGCTAGTGTAGCTTTAAGCCTTTCAGATATGCTTGATGATCCAGTAAAGGTTAAGCCAGTTATGTTCTACTTTGGTATGGATATGGGTAAATAATATGCCCATAGAATATAAGGCATACGGATGCCAATATAGGTGTGGTACTAAACATATGAGCAGCTTGAAAAAGATGTTAGAGCATGAAGAAAAGTGCTGGTATAATCCTCAAAATAGGACATGTATTACTTGTAAATTTGGTGAATTGATAGATGATAGTTGCGATCATGATGAATTGCCAGGATGTCCAACAGAACACTGGCGGTATAGAATTTGTCATGAATATCATGGTGAAGATATAGAATTTCCAAAACGTAAAGCTACTGGTGAGACAGTAATACCTATTGAACATTGTGAGTATTGGAAAATTAAGGAGTCGATTAAATGAAAGCAACACAATATAGTGCAGAATTAATTAAAAAAGATGGTGCAACCTACACTATGTTTAAAATTGGTCATAAATGTGGACCAAGAATTAAAGAACTTCTGTTTTGCCTAAATGCTAAGTTAGTAAAGGAAACAAAAACATATACTGCTTATGAGTTAAAAGGAGATAAAATAAGTTTATTTATGATTATTTAAGAAGGTGGAGTAAATGAGTAAATATAGAGCGGAAAAGGTCACAGTGGATGGCATACGGTTTGATTCCAAAGATGAAGCGAGGTACTATCAAGATCTTAAAAAGAGAAAAGTAGCAGGAGAAATAATAAACTTTGAGCTGCAGCCTAAATATGAATTACAACCAAGCTTTAAAAAGAACGGAAAGAAATATCAACCAATTTACTATGTTGCTGATTTTCTTATCTATCACAACGATGGAAGCCTAGAGGTTGTAGATGTAAAAGGAATGGCTACACCAGTTGCGATACAGAAGAGAAAGGAATTTGATTATCATTACCCGGAATTAAAGCTTTCATGGATTACCAGAAGTCTTAAATATAGTGAAGATGGTTGGATTGATGTTGATGAACTAAAAAAGATAAGAGCAAAAAATTCAAAGAGAGGGGTAAGCTAGTATGCCTAAAATAAAAATAATTGATGAGACTACCGGAGAAGTAACAGATATTGAATGTGTTGGTTATAATCTTCAGTTCGTAGAATCTACTGGAAATGGAGTAATACAAAAGATTAGGGCTTTGAACAATGGTAAATATGGGTACAAGCATTGGATAAAGAATGACTTTTATAGGCCTATAGCCCAGAAAATAAAGGATAAATATAAAGAGAAATTTGAAGAGTTTACAATGATTAACCTAGATAAAATACTATTCATTGAGGACACGGAGTATATCGGAGATGAACTGAAGCGTAGTGATGAAATTATGTGGATCAAGAAAGCCAATAAGCAGTTAGAAGAGGTTACAGGATATAAATTCATCATAGAGAGCAGAGAGTTTTGGGTAGAAAGAATAAGCAATGAACAGGTTGTGGCTCTTATTTACAGTTGTTTAAGGCAAATAGAAAATGGATACAAAATTAGAGAACCTGACCTGGTAGGTTGGAAAGAGGTTATAGGCACTTTAGGCTATGGCTGGGAGACTACCAAGAGTGAAATACCTAACCTCCTAGATGGATTTAATATGAATGATTTCAAAATGCTTAGAAAGGCAGACAAGCAGGTTGGCTTTTTCGATAGCAAAGAAAAATATTATGAGCAAGGTTAAGGAGGGAGTGATATGGGAGCAAACTGGACAGAAGAAGAATGCAACTTTCTTGAAGATAAGTGGGGAACTATTTCAATCCCCACTATAGCAAAATCTCTGGGAAGGACAGAAATAGCAGTTAAAATAAAAGCTCATAAATTAGGCTTAGGCAGACATTTATACTCTTGTGAGGAAATAACAATAAGCCAACTAGTTAAAGTCCTTGGAGCACATTATACATGGGCAGTTGATAAATGGATAAGTTATGGATTCCCTGTGAAATATAAAAAAAGTGTAAGTAAAAAATACAAAGTATTTAAGCTTGAGGATTTTTGGAAGTGGGCAGAGCAGCATAGAGATATTTTAGATTTCAGTAAATTTGAAAAGGGAATGCTAGGAATAGAACCAGGATGGGTTAAGGATAAGAGAGAAGCAGATATAGCTGCAGCTAAGTATATAAAAACTCCATGGACAGAAGAAGAAGATAATATGCTTATGAATATGCTTAATTCATATAAATACAGTTACCAGGATATTTCAGATAGATTGAAAAGAACCGGAGGAGCAATTAAAAGAAGAATGGTAGATTTAAGATTAAAGCAAAGACCCTTAAAAGCAGATAACCATAATCCATGGACTAATGAAGAAATCAAAATATTGTTAAATTTAAGACATAAAGGTTTTGGCCCTGAAGTAATTGCAAAGAAACTTGGAGGCAAGAGATCATCATTAGCTGTAAGAGGTAAACTGGAACGAATGGGGTTGATAGGTGGTAATGGAGAATCAAGAACAGTTATATCAACAAGACATTAGAAATTTTATAGATATAGTGGACAGGTTTAAATACCTTCAGGACAATGACTATACCACAGCATACAAGCTCCATAAGGATGCATTAGCTCAATATGATAGGTGGAGTCAAATACTGTTTGAGGTTAGGAGGTCAGAGTTAAGCAGAAAAAAGGATCCTCCATGGAAAGACCGAGCTGAGGAAGTAATGAGGGTACTGAATAATATTTATGTAAGCTCCAGGATGGTTTATGGAAAAGGTAAGGATGATTATGAAACAAAACGATAAATTTGGAATGTTAACGGTGATAAAAAGAACGGAAAATATAAAAGGACATGTAATGATTTTGTGTAAATGTGATTGCGGCAATGAAAAAGTAGTAAGAAGATCTCATTTATTAAATTGTGAAGTGATTAGCTGTGGATGTCACAAGAAAGATATATGTAAAAGCTTTGGAGAAAAAAGAAAGCTTAAGAATGAGTATACTATTTGCGGAGAATATGCTATTGGGAGAGATAATAACGGAAATAAATTTAAAGTTAGTATCTGTGATTTAGAAAAAGTAAAAAAGAGTTACTGGTATCATGATTCTCATGGATATTTTAGAGCTGAAAGAAATGGAATAACAATTAGGATGCACAGGATCATTTTGAAAACTAACAAGGTTGTTGACCATATAAACGGGGATAGAGGTGACAACAGAAGAGAGAATTTAAGAGAATGTACTGAAGAACAAAATGCTTTTAATAAAGGAATTCATCATAGGAATACGAGTGGTTATCCAGGGGTATATTTTCACAAAACAAATAAAAAGTGGGTAGCGTATATAAATTACAAAGGACAAAGAATTAATATTGGAAGTTTTACCAATAAAAATGAAGCTATACAAGCAAGAATGGATGCAGAGGAAAAATATTTCGGAGAATTTACAAGAAAAAATATTCTGGAAAGTAAGGATGATTTGTTAGAGGGCAAATATTAGGGAGGGAAAGAATTTGAAAGCAAGATATGTAATGATAAAAAGCTGCAAAGATAAGAATTCCTGGTATAGGAATAAGTTAAATAAAATTTATGAAGTTGATCTGGAAACAAAAGGTGGCTTCTTTGTAAAGTATGGAAGGAAAACAGGATTCGTTTGCGAGGGAGATTATGAGGTGATGGGGTAATGTTAATAATAGAAGAGGGTTCAAAGATAAAAATATTTGACAATAATACTCCTGAAAGTCCGTTAATTGATGAAATTATTGCTAACCAAGATATTCAAATCGAAGGAACCGGAGAAGGCTATACAATTTTATTAAGGACAGAAAATTATCACTCTAATAGCATTTTTGAGAGTGAAAAAATTGAGAAAATAAGTGAAGGTAACTATGAGGTATATGGATATTTTAAAGATGCATTATTGGTATTTACAGATAGAAATAGGGATATAGGAATGTATCAAAGCTATATGAATTATTATCTTTAAAAATGCGGACTGTGAAAATTGGAGGGATAAGTTATGGTACATGATGAAACAGTTTGCTCAAAATGTAATTATAAGAAAATAGATAGCTATAGTCTTAGATTAAGACATTGTAAGAAATGTGACAACTATGGAGAAAGAACACTCAAGGCAGATATAATTGTAAACCAAAGACCAGTTTCAATAAAATTTGATTGCCCTCACTGTGATGAAGAAATAGAAATAGATTATCAAGAATTTATTGATATGTTAGGAGAACCTTGTGATTGGAACTATTCAAAATTTAATTGTCCAAGGTGTGAAAAAGAAATTGAGATTGATGAAGTTGACTGGGATTAATTCGTAATCTGATTATAGGTCGAACTAGATGGGTAGATAAAATTGTACTTTGATAATTGAATAATGCGGTGTTTATAGAATAAACTTCTAATATATTTTATCGGTAATAATGGACGATATAGAATATTATGGTATAATTTCTATATGAATTAAGCTAAAAGTATAAGATATTATCTAGCAGTTATTATAGATAATAAATACTTAATTTATAGGTAGTGGTATAGCCGAAATTAAATATAAGGAGAGTTAATGGATGAAGAAAATAGGAATGATTGGTGGTCTTGGACCCGAATCAACTTTAGATTATTATCGCCTAATTATTGAAAAATATCGTAATGAAGTAAAGGATGGTAGCTACCCTGAAATATTGATTAATAGCATGGATATGAATATTCTTTTAAGTTTTGTTGAGAATAAACAATGGGACAACCTTGTAAATTGCTTAATTAAAGGTGTCGAGATACTCTATAAAGCAGGTGCAGATTTTGGATTCATTTCATCAAATACACCACATATAGTATTTGAAAGAATTAAGGAGTTATCTCCTATTCCATTAATAAGTATTGTTGAGGAAACATGTAAAAATGCTGAGGCGTTAGGAATAAAAAAGATTGGCCTAATTGGGACTAAATTTACAATGGAGAGCAATTTTTTTAAGAAAGTATTTGACAAAAGTAATATAAAAATTATCGTTCCAAAAGAAGAAGAACAGGATTATATTCATCATAAACTAATGACTGAAATTGAATTTGGAAAGTTTCTTGATGAAACACGTAATGGATTACTTAATATTGTTAAAAGGATGATTGATGAAGATTCAATAGAGGGATTAATTCTTGGTTGTACAGAGTTGCCATTAATTCTTACAAAAGATGAATTTGGTATACCATTCCTTAATACTACAAAAATTCATGTTGAAAGTATTATTAAAAATTGTATTAAGGAATCTTAATTGATTTACAAAAGTAAAATTTTATTTATATATAATATTTATTAATAGTGAAAATTAAATATTTCATAAAACACCGTATTATTCAAGAATTCTACGGTGTTTTTGTTTCGCCATTCAAAAATATTGCGAATTAGGTAAGGAGGCAATAAAAGTGAGATTTAAATGCAATTGTGGAAAAGAAGTTAATCTTGATGATATACCAAAAACTCTTGAAATATTTGATTATTTAGGAACAGATGAAAAAAATAATCCTATATTTAAATGTAAAAAATGTGGAGTTATAGTAAGTGGTTAACTTACTATTCAAAGATTAGCCGAAAAACAGGAGGTTTAAAGTGATAGATAAAGACAAGCTAAAAAGAGCAATTCATTCCAGTGTAGATGATACCATCGATAAAATGGATAAGATAGATCATCTAGATTACTTTGAAATAAACATAAAGCATGTGAAAGGTGAGATACTCTGTAAACCAAGTTTCACTGATAAAAATAGAATAAAATAGGCTGACCGAACAACGGAAGCACTATTCCTTTAATTTAAATAATTAGAGGGTAGTGCTTATTTTTATTTACAGGAGGATGATAGCATGGAAGAAAGAATAAGCATTGATGAGGCTGTTAAAATAGGTGTGAATGCAGGAATAAAATATATCAAAGAGCAGGAATACTATAAAACTAAAAAAAGATATGACAGAAGATTAAGGAATACTAGACTGCTGCTTAATCATTATAGAAGCTTGAAAATCCATGGGGCAATGACTGATAGTTCTATAAATGCAATATACCATGATAATGCTATAGATGTACTTGATGATGTAGAATCCATTCACGATGAAGAACAATACATCCAGGCGCTCAGCAGGACCAAGAAAAGGACATTAATAATTGTTGGGCATATAAATAAGTCCATGAAGTACTATGAAGCTATATGCAAAAGTGATGGTAAATTGAAGGAAAGAAGATATAAAATAATAAAATACATCTATATAGATCCTATAAAGGATGACATTCAGCCTACATATGAGCAGGCAGCAGAGCACTTTGGAATAGCAGTAAAAACAGTAGGCAGAGATGTAAGAAACGCTATTGAAGATTTAAGTATTTTATTTTTCGGAATAGACGGAATAAAACTATAAAAAATGTCCTCCTTAAAATGCCTTTAATCCTAGTAATATAGCCGAAGTATCCAATTTTATTAGTTAAAAAAGTGTCCTTTTATGTGGGATTGACGTACCTTTTAGAATATTGTAATGTGGTATTGTGTAAAATTATAAAAAATAATATATCTTGTATAAGAGGCACCCACCTTAGGGTGTTTTCTTATTATGTTTAGAATTTATTAATCCATATTTAAGATAATAGAAATATTATTGATATAAAACTGTAACATTGGATAGATATTATATAAACATAGACATTACCCCTTTTAATGTATATATTATATATGGAGAAGCACTGGTAGAAATACTGGTGCTTTTGCTGTGCTTAAAATTAGTTGTACACAATATATTGTGAATAATGTGTATAGCTAATACTATATATTGAAATATATTTTGATGTAATAGAAGGAAGTGAGGATTATGCAGAGTATCTATACAGCTTTTAAATGCAGGACATGTAAGCTTGAATTTATATTGCTTTCAGAGGATATAGATAAGATGTCTAAAGATAGGTATATAGCATGTCCTTACTGCAATAGTAAAAGAGTTAATAAAGAACAGGAAGCTGATGATCTTAGGGAAGTCATGAGGGAGAGAAGTTATCGAAGAATTGGTGGTGCTTTGAGGCAGAAATGATTCGACAAAAGAAGGATATCATCTTTTGAATATAGAAATATATGGCGAAAGGTGGCTGATAACATGAATGAAAATTCAACAAACAATATAATTGCTGTGCATAAGTACTTAACATTTAATCAATTCGTGGACATCATAGAATTACAAAGATCGTATTTTACAAATGTACCATTGTGGGATGATACTTATGAGGCAGCTTCACAATATGAAATATTTAATCAAATTATTCCGTTAAAAATGGCAAATAGTTTTGCTAAAGATGAAAATTCAATGGATCAAATAAAAAGAATGTTAAAAATACAAATAAAAGATATGTATGCGCAATCATGGACATATGATTCTAAAGAATCTGATGCAATGTGGAGAATATATAGTCCAGATAAAACAGGAGTAAGAATCACTACCAATGTTTTAAAATTAAAAGAGCAAATGAAAGAGTCATTGGAAAAAGATATTGAAGACTACGAAGTTAGCTATGATCTAAAAATGAATGCTGATAAATATAAACAGAAAGGAACTATAGCAGGCTATATAACTTCAGGTAGAGCTATATTAGAAGGTAAAAGAAGTGAATTTGTACATGAAAATGAATATAGATTTTCATTTAGTTTAAATATTCAAGAATATATAGGATCAATAAAATGTGAGGGTGAAGAGCCAACATTTAATGAGATGTATAATTTTAAACGTGAACCTGTTAAGTATTATAAATTTCCATTGAATCTAATAAGTGAAGTATTGCTTGATCCAAGAGCACCAAAATATTTTGAAGAAACATTTAATAATTACTGTGAAAATAGAAAATTTAAAGAAAATAATATAGTATTTAAGAAGTCAGATTTATATGGAGATCCATCTGAAAAATTATTTAAATAACTAAAACCAACTAGGGTAGGTGAGGTGATTGCCTAGACAAAGAAGTCCAAATAGAGATAAGGCATTTGAAATATATAAAGAATATAATGGCAATATTGACTTAGTAAAAATAGCAGAGATTTTAAATATTTCTCCAGGTACTATAAGAGGATGGAAGAATAAAGATCAATGGGATAACAAATTAAATGGAACGCTCCAAAAGAAAGATACTAAAAAAGTTAAAAATACGGAACGTTCCAAACGTAAAAAGAATAATGTAAATAAAGAGCCGGAGTTTGAAGAGGTTACTGAAATATTAAATTCAGAACTTACCGATAAACAAAGGCTCTTTTGTGTTTATTATCCTAGATGTTTTAATGCTACCAAGGCCTATCAGAAGGCATACGAATGCAGTTATGAAGTAGCAGTAGTTAATGGGTCAAGATTGCTAGGAAATGCTAAGGTTAAAGAAGAAATTCATAAGCTTAAACAAGATAAACTCAATAGAGCTATGCTAAACACTGATGATATCTTCCAAAAATACATGGATATAGCCTTTGCAGATATAACAGACTTCTTAATATTTGGACAAGAAGAAGTCCCAGTAATAAATGCTTTTGGCCCTGTATTGGACAAAAAGGGTAATCAAGTTACTAGGATGGTTAATACAGTTAAGTTTAGAGCATGGGCTAATGTTGATGGAACTCTAATAAGTGAAGTTAAACAGGGCAAAGACGGTGCCAGCATAAAGCTCCAGGATAAAATGAAGGCACTTCAATGGCTTTCAGATAGAATGGACCTACTGACTATTGAAACACAGCGAAAGCTTCAATTGGAGAATGAAAAGGTCAATATGGCTAAAGAAAGGCTTCAGTTGGATAAGGATAAAAACAATAGTGATAGTAATGAAACCAATAAGGATGGCATTAAAGAATTTATTGAAGCAACCACCATGACAGAAGAACAAATAAAAGAACTATTTAAGGATGATGAAAATGAGAAAGAAGAAGAAACTTAAAGGCTTTAGATTCCAACCATTTTCATTGAAACAGAAAAAATTAATGTTCTTCTGGGAGAAAGGTTCACCATTTGCTGATAAAGACATTGTTATTGCTGATGGAGCTATAAGGTCAGGTAAAACTATTGCTTGTATCTGCAGTTTTATAAGATGGAGCTTAAAACACTTTACTGGAGAAAACTTTATTCTTGCGGGTAAAACAATAGGATCATTGAAGAAGAATGTTATAGGACCTATGCAACAAATATTAAAATCTTGGAATTTAGATTACACCTACAATAGATCAGAAAACTTTATTGTAATTGGTGATAATACTTACTATATGTATGATGCCAATACAGAGGCTTCACAGGATAAACTTCAAGGTTTAACTGCAGCTGGAGCATTAGCTGATGAAGGTGCTTTATTTCCACAAAGTTTTATCGATCAGATGATTGGACGTTGTTCTGTAGATGGTGCAAAGATATTTATAAACTGTAATCCAGGTTCACCATATCATTTCTTAAAAACAGAGCTTATAGATAAGGCGAAAGAGAAGAACATACTTTATTTGCATTTTACTATGGATGATAATCTAAGCCTTTCTGAAAGAGTTAAGGAAAGATTTAGACGTATGTTCAGTGGGGTCTTCTTTAAGAGATATATCCTGGGACTTTGGGTACAAGCAGAGGGCATTATCTATGATATGTTTGATGAAATTAAGCATAAGGTTAAAACAATACAAAGAGCATATAAAGAATTTTATGTCAGTTGTGATTATGGTACTCAAAACGCAACTGTTTTTCTTTTGTGGGGTAAATCTTTAGATAAGTGGTATTTGGTAGATGAATATTATTACTCTGGTAGAGATAAAGGAAAGCAGAAAACAGACAATGAGTACTATGAAGATCTAGAAAAGTTTGTAGGTGAAAGAAGAATTAAAGCTGTAGTAATAGATCCTAGTGCAGCTAGCTTTATAGCTTTAATTAGATCAAAAGGTAGATTCTCCGTTAAACAAGCCAAGAATGATGTGCTGGAAGGTATAAGGAATGTAGCAAGTGCCTTAAATGATTCTTTATTGCAGTTTAATGATAAATGCTTAAATACTTTTAAAGAATTCTTCTCATATATCTGGGATGAAAAAGCAATACAGCGCGGTGAAGATAAACCAGTGAAGGTTATGGATCACGCAATGGATGCATTAAGGTATTTTGTTAATACAGTATTATACAGAAATATTACAGGACCATTACAAGTAAAAAATTTATAGGAGGTAATTATGCTTACAGATTTAAATTTCTTAAATCCTGGTCAATTGTGGCCTCCTCCTGCTGAGAATGAAAGGTTGAACCAATATAATCTTAATAGGTTGATTTTTGAAGGTAAACATGATGTAGTATATGCGGAACAATTTAAGCGAATTGAACGTATTATTGGTAACTTTCAAAACGTTGTTAGTTACGCTGTTATTTGTAACTTTCAAAAGTTAATATCATTAAAAGTAGCCGATTTACTTTTAGGGGAAGAGCCTATTATACAAACAGGAGATACTAAAAGCAATGAACAAGCAGCCATAAAAAATATAAGTGACAATGGTGGTGTAAATAATATATCCTATCAAGTAGCTTTAGACTTATCTAGATATGGTGATGGATTATTCTATATTTATAAAGATAAAGATACAGGCTTAGGTAAGATTGATGTAACACAACCTAGCATATGGTTCCCTGTTGTGGATCCATCAAATTTAAAAAGAATACAATATCATGTTTTGGCATGGACTTATAATCAAGTAGATGACAACATAGGTTTAATAAATAAGATATTAAATGGTAAATCACAGCTTAATAAACATCTAAAAGTACAGATACATTATAGAGGTAATTATGAAGAAAGGGATTATATTCTAAAAGAAAACAAAATAGTCCAGCAGTTTGGAGAATCTATAGTGGTGCAAACAGGTTTAGATGATTTTGCTATCGTCCCTGTAGCTAATGTCCTAACAAGTGATAGGATACATGGCATGGATGATTATATGGATTTAGATAATATTTTATCCGAGATTGAAGTTAGATTATCTCAAATTGCTAAAATACTTGATAGACATGCAGACCCATCAGTACAAGGTCCTGCTAGTGCTTTGCAGCAGGATCCGGAAACAGGTGAATGGCATTTAAAGATGGGTAATTATTTTAGTAGAGATAGTAATGAGGATCCACCAGTAGAGTATTTAGTATGGGATGCTAGCTTGCAAGCTAATTTCACAATGCTAGAAAAACTTATAAATATTCTATATACCATTAGTGAAATGGGACCATCAATTTTAAGTGCAGGGCAACTAGATCATAGTAGTGGAACTGCTATTAGTGGTACTGCTATTAAATTAAGAATGGTTAGTCCTTTGGCTAAAGTAAGAAGAGTTGCTGCAAGGTTTAAACCAGCTTTAATAAAAAGTTATAAGTTATGCTCTCAACTTGGAGGAGAGGGCATAATTAATTTAAGCAAGACTACTATATCAGTTACCTTTCAGGATGGTTTACCTAAGGATGATTTGGAGCTGGCTAAGATTATGCAAATTAGGACAGGCAATAAAGCTACAATTAGTCAAATTAAGGCTATCCAAATGCTTGATGATATGACAGAAGAGAATGCTGAGAAAGAATTAGAAGCTATTCGTGAGGATGATAATCTAGCCTCGCCATTGAGTAATGGCAATAATCCTTTTGCTAATAGTAATGTGATTCCACCGGAAGATCCACCAGTTAACGGTGAAAAATAATGGATGATTTATCTAAGGCTTTAATAGAGATATACACTGCTGCACAGCAAAGTATTATTGATATTATTATAGAAAAAGAAGCAAAAGGTAATGTCACAACATATCAAAAGAGTTTATTTGTTCAGATACAAGAAATTTTAGTAAAGTTGGACAAGAGTGCATGGCAGTGGAGTAATGATACTGTGGAAACTTTATATTGGCAATCAGTAAAAGACGTTAATGATTATTTTGATATTACATCATTCTCAAAATTGAATACAGCTGCAATTGATATATTAGCTAAAAATACTTATACCAAATTGAATAGTGCAAATGTTTATGTTGGCAGACGTGTTGAAGATGAAATTAGGAATGCTGGTTTAAAGGCCATAGCTCAAAAATTAACTACTGGTGAAACTGTAAGGCAATGCAAACAAAATCTTGTTAATTCTTTGATTGATAAAGGAATTAACGGAATATCAGATAAAAATGGGAGACAAATTTCTTTAGATGCTTATGCTGCTACAGTAGCAATAAGTACTTCAGCTGAAGTTACTAATACAGCAACCGTTCAAAGAATGACTAATTTAGATAAAGACCTGGTTAAAATGAGTGAACATGCCACAACTTGTCCTATATGTTCTACTTATCAAGGCAGAGTATATAGTATCAGTGGAAAAGATGCTAGATTTCCTCCACTAAATACTGTACCTGGTTTTAGTAGTGGTTTTAGTAATATACATTGTAGGTGTAAGCATAGAGTTCTTCCTTATGTTGAAGATTTAGCAACTGATTTTGAGGGTGATCTAAAAGATTCTAATAGAAGTTTTGAGATCTCTGATAAAGATAAGAAGAATATTGATGCTTATCAAAAGCAGCAGGCTACACAAAGACAATTTTTACAAGATAAAAACCAATGGCAAAGATATCGCTTAGCTTTAGGTGATGATGTTCCTAAAACTTTTAGTGCATTTAGACGGATGAAGATTGGAAATACTGAAAAATTTCAAGAATTACAAAGCAGTTATAGAAGTTTAAGACAAGGAGGTGAGGGATAATGAATATTCCTGAAAGTGTAAAGATAGGATATAAGATTTTTGATGTTAATAAAATAGAAACAAACGTTATTAGTGATAATAAGGTTTGCTATGGAGAAATACAATATGATAATGGAATTATTAATATATCAAAAAAATATAGTGAAGATCAGCAGAAATGTACATTTTTACATGAAGTTATACATGGTATAGACGATATATTTGAAATTGGTTTAGAAGAGGATCAAGTTAGAAAAATTGCAAAAGGAATTTATTTGCTTATAAAAGATAATTCAGAGATCTTTATGAATAATACATTTGATAAAACACAGCCCCTAAAATAAAAAGAGGCTGCGTTTTGATTATCTACCAGACTTATTTTTAGTTGGATCAACTATATTATAAGATTGTCCTGGCTTTGGTGTAGGTGGAGCAGTATGGCCTTTAGGTAGAGTTACTTCTTGACCAGTATGGCCACCTCTAGGTCCAATAATTTCATATTGACCAGATTTTGGAGCAGGTTGTCCTGACTTTATTTTTCCCATAAAATCACCTCCTTTCAACAAAATTTTACCATGTTGGAAAGGATTGTACAATTATTTTAACTTACGAAATTAAAGTTTTATTAATTGAAAGGATAGTTTAATTATGAATGTTGGAAGTATAGTAAAAATACTAGACAACAATGAGTGGCATAACCTTTATGGTGTAGTTAAATATATTTATAAAGGCATAGCTTATATATTTTGTGTACAGTATCCGACGTATTTATATGTTGCTAAGCCTGAAAATCAAATAATAATTATTGAGGAATAGTCTTAGAAATAAGGCTTTTTATTTTTGCACTTTTTTAGATGAAAGGAGATTGATAATATGGCAGATCTAAAAGAAATACTTGGAGAAGAACTTTATAACCAAGTTAAAGCGAAGGAAGGTGATAATAAAATAGCAGTAGTCTCTGATGGAAGTTATATTCCTGTAGATAAATTTAATTCTATAAATGATACAAAGAAAGGATTAGCTGACCAGGTAAAAAACCTTACTGGTCAAATTGATGGTTTGAAAACTACTGTAGATGAATATGAAAAATTAAAACCTCAACTGGAGGCTATGAAAACTGCAGCTGGTGAGAATCCATTATTAAAGAAACAATTAGAGGATTTACAAGAACAATTAGGAGCTTACCCAAAACAGATTGAGGATTTACAGAATGAAAATAAAGGTTGGTCTGAAAAATATAAGGATACTCAAATAACCTCAGCTATTAAATTAGGATTATTAAATGCAAAAGTTAAATCTGGTTATGAAGATTTGCTATTACCCAAATTTGATAAGACTAAAATTGAGTTAGATGAAGATGGAACTGTTAAGGGTTTTGATGATCAATTGAAAGTAGTCCGAGAAGGATTTAAAGACCTATTTGTGGAGCCTATTCCTGGTAACAGTGGTGCTAATCCTCCTGGCGGTGGTAATGAACCTCCAAAGGATGAGTCTAAGATGACTGATACTGAGTGGTTTGCTGCTCATACAAAACAACAATAAAAAGAAATGGAGAGTGATTTTTAAATGGCAAATAATTTTTTAACGGCCCAGATGATAGCAAGAGAAGCTTTACTAAGACTTCAATCTAATTTTGTCATGGCTGGTTTAGTATTTACAGATTATAGTAGTGAATTTAAAGAACTAGGAGATACAATACAGGTTAAAAAGCCAGCAACTTTTATAGCAGATGAGTTTGGTGGTACTGTAAATTTACAGGATGTTGGTGAAAGTTCAGTATTAGTAAAACTTGATAAGATTGCAGATGTATCTGTAGAAGTTGGATCAAAAGAACTATCTTTAAATATTCAGGACTTTGGGGCTCAGATACTGGATGGTGCTACATTAGCCATTGCTGAAAAAGTTGACCAAGATCTTTGCGGATTATATAAGGATATACCATACTTTTCTGGTGTAGGTGGTACTACTCCTGCTGCTGTTACTGATATTGCTAATGCTATGTTAGTAATGAATAAGAATAGAGCTCCAATGGCAAGTAGAAATGCAGTTTGGGATCCTAATGCACAAGCTAAGTTAGTATCACAGGATTTCTTAGTTAATGCTAATAAATCTGGTAGCACTGATGCTTTGAGAAATGCAAGCATGGGTAGAATAATGGGTTTTGATAACTATATGGACCAAAATGTTAAAACGCATCTTGCCGGGACATATACTTCCTTAACTGATGTTAAAGCTGCCGGAACTAAAGGTACTGCAGCTGTAACATTAACTTCTACAGCTGGAACTTCAACGGGTACTATAAAACAAGGTGATGTATTTACTATTAATGGTAACCAATATGTTGCTAAAGCAGATGCTACTGCAGTTACTGGTGTAATTAGTAATCTTCCAATATATCCTAAATTACCTTCGGATGCAGATGTAGTTGCAGTACCAGTAACTTTCGGTAAATCACATGTAGCTTCATTAGCATTCCATCAAAATGCCTTAGGTTTAGTTTCTAGACCACTAGAACCACCAATGGGTGGAGCAACTTCCTATGTAGCAACTTCTCCTAATGGATTATCACTAAGAGTTACTATGGGTTATGATATGACTACAAAGAGAAATATGATATCTATAGATACTTTGTATGGTGTATCAACATTATATCCAGAGTTAGCTACTAGGATCTTAGGATAAGACAAAAATAGAAAGGATGAATTAATATGGGCGAATTAAAGTGCCCCCATTGTGGGGAGTTATTTACTAACCCAGAATTATTTAGACATCATAAAAATAATTGTCTAAAGGTTCAAGAAATTAATGGTGTTAATTACAAAACTGATGATCCGGGTGAAGAAAAAGCAGCTGATGATCCTAGTAAAAAGAATAGGAATAGAGGAGGGAAATAACTATGTTAGGTAAACCTCTATATACTGGAACTAGATCAAGTAATGGAATTGAAACTACAGCACAGGCAAACACACTGATAGATTTTATTCCACGACTTATTGATTTAAAGTTTATTGCAGTTACAGCTTGTAGTGTAAAAATTAACAATGAAAGTAATGCTCATTATCTAAGAGTGAATGATGTATTGGAGCTTAAAAACTTTCCTATTAATTCTATTACTATTGCAGAATCTGGTGCTCAATATATCTATCATGCTACTTATTAGGATGTGATATTATGGTGGAATTAATAGTAAATACTAATACTTATATAAGCGTTGCGGATGCAGACGCTTATTTTGATGATAGGCTATTTTCTGATACATGGGATAATACTGATGCAGATACTAAAGCTAAGGCGCTAATAATGGCCACAAAGAAAATTGATAGATTACCTATCATTGGTCGAAAGGCTATTGATTCTCAAACGTTACAATTTCCTAGGATGATATATAGTTATAATAGGGATAATCTATTTAATAGTTACTTTGTTACTCAAGAAGGTAATAAATATATAACTAATAGTATTGGTTGGTATACTGAGGATTTTGTTAGTAACAGAGTTAAATATGCAACTTGTGAAGAGGCCTTAGCCTTATTAGAAAGAGGAAACAGTAAAAGAATTAAACTACAACAGCAGAATGTTAAATCTTTCTCCTTAGGCGGAGGGATATCTGAGACATACGGAAATAGAATTGTTAAAATACTTTCCGAAGAAGCCCAGGAATATTTACAACCATATCGAACTACAAGTATACCTATTTTCTAGGGGGTGATATTATGGGAGATATTTTAGATGAATACTTAAATCAAACTATTACTTATGAAAAATATAAACAAAGTGATGGTTTAGGAAATGGATCCTATGAAGCTACTATTGATTTACCTTGTCGTATTGAAGATAAGATAAAGCTGGTAAGAGATAAAAAAGGCAACCAAGTAGTAGTAAATAATACTATTTACTTAAAAGGTTCTGCGCTTACCTTAAATGTGGAGGATAAACTTGGAGGTAGAGTTGTAATAGCTGTGGGTACTATCACTGACTTAGATGGCGAAAATGTTGGTTGGTTGGGGTATACACAATGAGTAGTAAATTTGAAATTACTTTTACTGGGTTTGAGGAAGTATTACAAAATTTAGATAGCTTAGAAGAAGCTATTGATAAAGAAGTGAAACAAGCTGTAATGGATTGTGGACTTGACCTACAGAAAGTTGCTTCTGAATTAGCTCCGTTACTAGAAAGTGATTTACAAGGTAGTGGCAATACTACAGAAGAAAATAATGGACAAGGTTATACTGTAAAAGTTACATTTGATAGCCCTTATGCGAAACGTAGGCATGAAGAACCCTATAGATCAGGTGTCCATAAGGAATATAATTCAGCCGGAGTATATGTTGGAGATATTATTGATGGCAGAGGACCTTTTACAAGAAGTAAACCTGCTATTGATGGTATGGCGCCAGGTAGGAAGTATTTAGAAAGACCATTAAAGAAATATGAACAAAAATACCAAGATTATGTGGCAAATAAAATAAAGGGGGTCATGAAATGATAGTAGAAGATATCGCTAAATATCTAGCTCAGCAGGGGTTAGGGGAGTTTGGTACAGATATCTTTGGCATGGCCTTCCCTAAAGATACTGATGAAGGTGTATGTATCTATGATGGAATTAGTGGTATAAGTGACACTTATTGCATTGTAGATAATCCTGCTATCCAAATCATTAGCCGTAGTAGTAATTCCATTACAGCTAATGATAAAGCTATACAAGCTTATAAACTATTACATGGAACTATCCGGAGTAAGCAGATAGGTAATACTTTTATCTATCAATGCTTTGCTACTGGATATCCTGAAAGCATAGGTAGAGATGCAAATGGACTATGGATGTGGTCTATGAACATGAACCTACAAATTAAATATTAGGAGGTTTTAATATGCCAATATTATCTGATACTCGTATTCCCTTTGGAGTTTGTGACATTTATGTTGATGGTACTAAACTGGGAATACAAGCTGATAAAGCTATTTTAAAGATCGTCCCTACTTTTAAAAGTATTAAAGTTGAGGACTTTGGAGATGGTGACTATGATAAGAGATTATCAGGTTACACTGTAACTTTTGATGCAGTAATGGGTACAGAATCAGCTGAGAATCTAAGATATGGATTAGTTGCAGCTGAAATTGTTAATGGAACTAAAACTGCTTATACTGATGCTCAAATTGGTACTTCAATGAGGTCTAGTTATGGAAAACCTTTAAGAATACATCCTAGAGAATTAGCAGATGATAATCTAGACTATGATGCAAATATCTTTTTAGCTATTCCATCCACGCAATATGAGAGAGATTATAGTAATGACCAAAGCAAGGTTAAAATTAGTTTAGATGCATTGCCTAAGAATGGTTTTGATGTATCTAAACCTGAGAATTTCTTTAGAATTGGTGATCCAGGATTAACTGCTGCAGTTCCAACTATTTCTTCATTGAACAAAACTACTTTAGCAGCTAGTACCTTGCCTACTGTGTTAATAGTAACTGGAACTAACTATGTTAGTGGTTCTCAAGTTCTTATAACTACTGGAGGAACTACTGTTACTGCTATATCTATTACTTATGATGCTACTCACTTAACTGTAATGTTACCAGCTAGTTTAACTGCTGGAGCATATACAGTGCAAGTTAAGAATGGACCAGCAACATCTACTACTACACCATTAACATTAACTTAATGAGGAAGCTTTTTAGCTTCTTCTTTTTTTTAATTATAGAAAGGATGTTTTTGATATGGAAATAACCATTAAAGATAAAAAATATAATATTGATGAAATTACAGTAAAGGATTCACAAGAAGTTTTTAAAAGAGCTGTGACCTTAATATCTAAGGTAGCTACAAATAAGGTGATACAAACATTTATAAAAGGTATTGATAAAAGCATGGATACACAAGCTTTTCTTATACAGGGAGCTCAGCTTCTACCAGTATTATTAAACTTAGCATTTGATGATACTATTGGTCTAATTTCTTGTGTAGCTAATATTCCACAAGACGAACTTGAGAACTTTGGGATATCAAAGTTATTGCTAATAATTGAGGCGATAGCTAAGGAAAATGATATTGCTGGAATAATAGAAAACTTAAAAAACTCAGTGGGGGCGATAAAAGCGACTCTCAAATTATCAGCCCCTCTAGCAACATCGGCCTTGTAAATCAAACTGTAGATATCTTAGCCTCAGAGTATGGGTGGGATTATTATAAAATTATTAATCTTTCATTTTCAGTAGCATTGGAGTTATTAATCTTAATTAAAGAAAGAAAAATAAATCAAACTATTGAGAATATACAAATATTGGGTACTGTCTTAATGGAAGGTAAAGATAAATCTGTATTAATTGAGGACTTACAAGAAAGCTTTACTATTGAAAATAACCACACTGATTTAAAGGCTCTAGAACAACTTAAAGCCCAGATGAAATGGGGTGAATAAATGAACGTTGGTGAAGTGGTTGCTAGTATTACAGCTAAACTTGATGGCCTAAAGTCAGGTATGGCCGAAGCTAAAAACCTATTTAGTAATAATATGAATGGGATGAAGACTGCAGCTAGTAGTTTAAATCCCACTCTACAAACTATGGATAATGGGGTAAAAAATACTAGTAATACTTTAAAGCAACTTGGTGAGTCTAATCAAGCTGCTAAAAATGCTATGAATAATTTTGATAGTTCTCTAAAATCTACTGCTATTAATGTGGAAAACTTAGATAAGAAACAACAACTATGGGTAGTCAATAATAAGTCTTCCGCTAGTGCTTTAGAGCTTAGTGATAGAGCTTTGGAAACTAATAAACTTAAACTTAGTGAGTTGGCCAGTCAAATTGATAAAGGCAAAACCTCCTTAATCTCATTAAAGGATACTTTAGGAAGCAGCTCAGTTCAATATAAAAGTACTGAGAATGCAGTTATGGACCTAGAGATTAAATATAAGAGTTTGACAAATGAAACTAAAATTTTAGAGAATGAGAATAAACAACTACAAGCTTCAGCTAATCCTGGATTTTTTACTAGAATGAAAAGCTCTATTGTAGGAGTTAAAGACTCTACTGCTGAGGCTGGAGAAACTGTTAGAAATGCTGGGGAAAAAACTAAAACTTCTATTATTGGGTCAGCTCAGTCTCTTATAGCTTGGAGCTCTGCAACTATTGGCAGTGCCATGGGGGCTTATAGATTAGCTGACAGTGCTAGTAACCTTGGCGAAGCTCAAAATGTTGTAGAGCAAACTTATAAATCAAGTGCAAAATCCATAGAAGATTGGACGTCTACTACAGCTAAGTCTGCTGGTATTTCTCAAACAGCATCAACTCAATGGGTTGGCTTTATGGGTGCTATGCTGAAGTCTTCCGGCGTTGCTGAACAATCGGCTGGTAATATGTCTAAATCATTAGTACAGTTAACTGGTGATATGTCATCTTTCTATAATGTTGGAACAGATGACATGTGGGAAAAGATACGTTCTGGTATAAGCGGTGAAACTGAACCTCTTAAAGAACTTGGTATAAATATGTCTGTAGCAAACTTACAGGCCTATGCTTTAGCAGCAGGAATTAAAAAACCTTATGACCAAATGACACAAGGCGAACAAACTACTCTTAGATATAATTATTTAATGAATGTGACTAAAGATGCCCAGGGTGATTTCGGTAGAACACTTAGTACATCTTTTGCAAACCAGGTAAGAGTTGCACAAATGAATCTTGGAACTTTAGGTAGAAGCATTGGTGAAGGTTTATTGCCAATGTTTAATGATGGTGTTACAGCTTTTAATAATTTTCTTCCGGCTATACAGAATGGAATGACTCAAGGAGTAGCCTTTATAAAGAATGGGATTCAAACTCTAGGACCTATATTTGTGGGTATTGGACAAGATATTATTCATATAGCTCAAAACATATTACCAAACTTTAGTAGTTCTGGTCAAAGTACAGGTCAAGTCATAATGTCATTAGTAAAAGGGGGATTAACTGATCTAAAAGGTATATTGGATTGGGTTGCTAACCATGGAGAATTAGTTAGAGCTGCATTAATTGGTATTGGTAGTGCCTTTGCTGTATTTAAAACAGCTAGTACCATATCAAGTACCTTTCAAGCTTTTAATGCTGGAGTACAAGGGTTACAAACTGCTACAGGCGCAGTAAGTAATTTTGGTAAAGCCTTTACAGCTCTAAACACAGCAGGTCCTATTCTAGGTAGGTTAAAAGGGGCTTTCACTGCAATCTTTAGTTTTAATCCTATGTTATTATTAATCATTGCTGGAGTGGCTGCTTTTGCTGCTGTTGTATATTTAGTAATTAAAAATTGGGGGCCAATAAAAGCTTTCTTTGGAAACCTTTGGACTAGCACAAAAGAAACCTTCAATGCCTTTTGGAATTGGCTAAAACCGTTCATCACAACTTGGGGGTCAGTTATACTTGCTGTCTTATTACCTTTTATAGGAATACCTTTATTAATTGTTCAGCATTGGAGACAAATTAAAAGTTTCTTTGGTAATCTATGGAGTGGAATCAAACAAGGTGCCAGCAGTGGATTAAATGGACTTGGTCAATTTGTTACAGGAATAGGAAATGCTATTAAGAATGGTGTTAACTCTTTTGCTACTGGTGTAAAGAATACTGTTACTAGTATGGGGAATAGTATTAAAAGTCTATTTACTAATGCTTGGAATGGTGCTAGAAGTATTGTTTTGGGAATTGTAGAGAGTATAGCTACTACAATAATGACTAGGTTTGGATGGGTAATCACCAATATTAGAACTATATTCTCAGCTCTTCGTGCAATCTTTACTAGTATAGTAAGTATAATGAGAACAGTATTCTTAGCTCCTATATTATTAATTTGTGATTTAATTGTAGGAATATTTACAGGTAACTTTAGAAAATTAGGTCAAGATCTTAGAAGTATTATTACTTCAATTGTAACTAATATAACTACTATATTTAGAAGTTTAATACTTATCTTTACTGTTATTGGGAATACAATCACAAGTTTGCTTACTATGGCTTGGATAAAGATTAAGTTTACAGCTTTACAATTGTGTAATGAGTTAGTATTAGGACTTAGATTATTATGGATTAACTTTGTTAGCTTTATCACAGGATTATGGAATAGTATTGTCACTACAGCTACTACTATGTGGAATATACTAAAAACTACAGTTATTAATTTAGTGAATGCTTTAGTACAAGGAGCTATTAATATATTCCATAACATTATTAATTTCTTTGTAAGTTTACCTGGAACTTTATTGAGTTTAGCTACGGCTGCATTTAACGCTGTGAAAAATGCTTTTATTAGCATTGGTACTTCAGCTGTAAATGGAGCCATTAATATTTTTAATGGTGTTGTAAATTTCTTCATGAATTTACCTGGAAGATTATTTTCATTAGCAGTTAGTGCTTTCAATGCTGTTAAGAGTGGAGCACAAAGTGCTTTAAATGGGTTGGGTAGTATTATAAGCAGTGGATTTAATAGTGCTATTAGTTTTATTACCAGTCTACCTGGAAAAGCTTTTACATGGGGCTCTGATTTTATACAAGGTATTGTTAAAGGTATTAAATCAGCAGTTGGTAGTGTTGTAGATGCTGTTAGTGGGGTAGCTGATAGAATTAGATCTTTCCTTCACTTCTCGGTGCCGGATGAAGGCCCTTTAGCTGATGCAGATACTTATGGTAGTGACTTCATGGACTTGATTGCTACAGGTATAGATAAAGGTAAGGTTAAGGTATCAAATGCAGTTAATAGTATCGCTGGAATTATGAATAAAGGTATAAAAGTTGGAAGTAATTTAGGAGTAGGTAATATTACTAGTGGAATATCAAACTTAACACAAAAAATTAGTTCAGGTGTTAACTCACTTGGCAGTAGTAATCAGCCAATAGTTATACAACTTATGTTATCAAATGGTAAAGCTCTAGCTGAGTTTTTATTACCTGATTTAGATAATTTGCAAGGACAACAAATTAAGTTAAGAGCAAGGAGGCAGGGGCTATGATACCAGAAATAATATACAATGGGATAGGTTCATATTCAGAGTTTGGAGCTATTTTAAATTATTTTCACCCTCAGCCTCCAACTCCTAAAGCTATTGAGGATAGTGTGCCAGGTATGAATAGCACCTATGATTTCAGTAATCTATTAAGTGGCGGTGAACCAACCTTTGATGATAGAAAAATCCAATGTTCTTTAGAATTTGTGGGTAGGACTAAGAAGGAGCTATATAGTTTATATGGAAGATTGCTTACTTGGTTAATGTTAGGGACTAGACATCCATTAATATACTCTGAGGATTCTGAATTACATTATAATGCTAAAGTAAGTAGCCAAACCATTCCAACTTTTGAAGTGTTTTGTGCTTTAGGTGGAACTTTAGTTATTGAATTTTTAGCTAGTCCTTATCGAGTAGGTAATACTTTATATGGCAATTTACTATGGGATGATATTGATTTCGATTTACCCGACTATATTCAGGATACTCAATTTGATGTGGTAGGAAGTAAAACAGTTACTATATATATACCTGGTAGTAATCATTCAATAGTTCCAAAAGTAGTTACAGATAGCAGTATGACTTGTGCACTCAATAGTTATACTGCTACTTTTAATCCTTCAACTTCTATAGATTGGGGATTTAAACTTAAACCTGGAGCTAATACCATTATTATTACAGGGACAGGAAGTATAGACTTTCAGTTCCAAAAAGAGGTGCTATAGATGAATATTTTATATACACATAGTTTGACCTTGGCAGAAATTACGAAAGAAACACATAGAAAAGAGGTGACATAATGGGAACATTAGGAGATACAATAAGAGTACAGTCGGCTAAAGAAGTAAGGGATGGAATAGCCGATTTTATCGACATTGTTGAACAACTCATAATTAATGCTGGAGCTAGCAATGCCGAAATAGTAGTTGGAAGAAAAAGTAATGTAACGGGACAAATTTTTGATACAATAGGTCATAGAATAGATGGTATTGATTCACAATTTATCACTATAGCAGCTCAATTAATTTCAAAATTATCAAAGTCGGATATACAAAACTTAATAGGATTTGCAGATATAAATAAAAATCTAAGTAAGATAGACCAAACAATGTTAGCAGATACTTTACTACAACAGATAGCCGGAACAGCTCCAATAAATGCAGTCCCTGCTGATGGTAGTATAACAAAGATAAAATTAGCAAATGGTGCAGTAGGAATTGAAAAATTATCTCCAGATTTATTCAATGATACGCTAATACAATCTGATATTGAAGCTAGCTTTTCAAATGCTAGATCATACGAAAATGCATATCCAATGAAATTTGTTTATACTATTCCTGCTGGATTAACACTTTCTAATATAACAGCTAAATGTAAGTTTAAAACCGATTCTAGCAATATTACTCAAGCAAGATTAAAATTACTAGTTGGAACTGATGCTACAATAGGAGCTAATCTTACAACACCAGCATTTACTCCGATAACAAGTGGTGTGGAAACAGAACTAACAGTAACGAGAAGCAATTCTGACACAGGATTTACAAATATAGTAGTTTTTGTTTATGCGTGGGGAAGTAATATTGCATTACCAGCATCTTATTTAATATCTAATTTAGAGTTATATATTAATGGTAATTTAACTGAATATACTGCGGTTTTAGATGAAGCATACAGCAATGCATATGCAACATGTACATTTAACTACACAGGTGATAAATTAGCATTAGAAAGAGATGTAGATTCTTTAAACACTGATATTTTAAATTTAAATGAAAGTGTTTCAAAGGCAATAAAGAGTAAAGTTACTGATAATTTAGCACAATTTTCTAACGGTAGAACTTTTGAAAATTCTTACCCTCTGAAATTTAATTGTACAGTTACTAAGCCATATTCAACTATTGAAGCTAGAGTTGATATTACTTCTAAAAATGCTAATTTATTTCAAGGTAGATTAAAGATATACTTCAATAATAGTCCTACTGATTTTGTTCTTGGTAATTTTTCTACTTTGACAACAGGTGTAGAAAAGAATTTATCAGTCATTGCAACCAGAGCGAGTATTCAAACAGTTACAGTATATATATTTCTTGAAGGAACAAATGTAAGCCTTCCTTCGGACTACTCATTTAAAGATATTAAAATTCTTCTTGATGGAGTTGAGGATGACACAATAACATTCACATGGGACCCAACATATGGTGCAAGTGACATGACAGTAACAATGACAGAAGGTGGAAAATATATATTAACCGACTGGAACAACAATCCAGTTCCTTTGGCTGTTGAAGCTGATGTAGAAAACTTAAAGACAAAAACAATTGATACTGCATCTTCTCCTTTGAGAGGTAAAATACTTAATATGATTGGTGATAGTTATGTTTATGGTCATACATTAGGTTCAGATAAAGTATCTTATGCTAGAATAGCAGTTAAATATGGCATGACATATAGAAATTACGGTATAAATGGAAATACAATTTCCACAGTAGCTGGTGGAAGTGGCACGCCAATGGTTACAAGATATGTTGACATGGACAATAATGCTGATTATATAGGTGTAGTTGGTGGTAGAAATGATTACAACATGGGAGCACCTATTGGCACAAATACGGATACTGATCCAAGTACATTTAAAGGGGCATTAAACATACTCTGTGAAGGTCTTATAAATAAATATATAGGTAAAAAATTATTCTTTATTACATGCTGGAATGTTAATGATGCCATGATGGCATATTCTGATGCAGAGCTAGAAATTTGTGGGCGTTGGGGAATTCCTTGCTTTGATGCAAGTAGATATAGTGGGGTATTTATGAGGTCAGAGAGTTTTAGAACACAATATTGCTTATCATCAACTGATCCATCACACTTGAATGAAATAGGTCATGAATATGTAAAGCCAAAGTTTGAAGCTTTTTTGCATACATTATAATTAGATAATAAGGGTAAAATTGTAAATAAAGAGAACAATGTAAAAGTTGCTACTAAGTGTTCAACAACCTCATTATGGGAATTTTAGTAAATAAGGCAAAAAAATATATAGTTGTATCAAAATTTTAATTCAAATAGGAAAAAATTATGAAATATAATGTAAAATGGTAGACAAATTATGACATATACGCTATTATTGTGATAAATAATAACTGGTGGTGAAGTTATGTTAAAAGATGATGAAAATTATGACAAGCAATTAACAGTTAACATAGGTGACAAAGTATATGTGTATCACAATAAAATATTTCCGTTCAACATTGTTAAAAATACTGACATACATGAAGTGATAGCTAATTTAGATGAAGGTATGTTCGGTGTTGTTACAGATATTAAGCGTTGGGAAAATACTGATTTAGTGTATGATTATGATTGCTATAAAGCCACTATAAGACTAAACAACGGAAAAACAGTTAAAATTAAAGATAAATATACTCATGTTTTGTTTAGAAGATACGAATTTATTACATTAAAAGATTTAAAAGGACTATTATTAAAAAACCAAAAGAATATAGAAAATTCATTAGACATTTTATTGAGACAGGCTTAATTTTAATTCACAATAGGCAATATGAAGTATGACAAGGCTAGATAAATCAACGCATGTAGATATATTTTTTATAAAGGATAATTGATCGAGTATAAGTTAAAAGAAAATACATGAAAATATTTATATAAGTGTAAATTTATAATAAAATATTGCAAAAGGAAGAGAAACTATTGTTTAACGAGGTGATTTTATATGTCATTTTTAATATCTATCTCTAGTATTGCTTTAGTGGATTGCATAATAATGTCGTTATGCAGAGCTGCTTCAAAGGAAACGCCTATCTATAACAATAAAAATTAGCGTATTCTTTGTTAATTACTAATATCTTATATAATGAGAGTGGTGGATCTACTCTCTATTTATTTTATTGAATAATAGGAAGATATGGTGTTTTATAAAATATTTTATTTTTATCATTACTACGTCTAAATAGAAAAGTATGAAGTAATTTATTTTTCCTATTATTGAACTTAATATTTTTAGTCACTTTTCATTTTAATTTTAATCGGTTGTTTAATACAATTGTAATATAAATTTAATATAAATTACAAGAATATAGTATAATATGAAATTGATAGATGATATATATTTTTGTAATTTGCGAAATTATAATGCAAAGGAGTGTTACTATGAAAATTAGCAGAAGAGACTTTCTAAAGTGGTCTGTAGCTACAGCAGTAGCTCTAAATCTTGATTTAGATATGGGCAGAGTCAATACTGTACTTGCAGCAGAAACAGATCCTCCAGTCATCTGGTTAAATGGAGCTGGATGTTCAGGATGTACCATATCAACTTTAAATGTTACTAATCCAACTACTATTGATGATGTACTTTTAAATAAGATAAGCTTAAAGTACGATACTACACTTATGACACAATCGGGAGACTCTGCTATTCAGACTCTTGATCAAGCTGCAAATACCTACAATGGACAGTTTATACTTGTAGTTGAGGGTGCAATACCAACAGGTGAAAGTGGAAACTACTGTGTAATTGGTGAGCAAAATGGAACACCTTTAACAATGCAGCAGGCAGTATTAAAATATGGCCCTATGGCTAAATATGTTGTAGCTGCAGGAACTTGTGCATCCTTTGGAGGCGTATCAGCTGCTAGCCCTAATAGTACTTCTTGTCAATCAGTACTAGCAGTATTACCTAGTAAAACTACTACTAATCCTGTAATAAACCTTCCAGGTTGTCCAGTTCATCCAACAGTTATGGTTCAAACATTACTTAATCTTATCTTAACTGGAATGCCGGGTTTAGGAAGCAATAATACGCCTAATCAATTTTATAATACTACAATTCATTCAAATTGCCCAAGAAGGGGACAAACTCAGGTAACTGAACCAGGTATATATGGTTGCTATAAAGCAATAGGATGTCAGGGTCCAGGCAGTGAAAATGTGTGTGCTACTATGAAGTGGAATAATGGAGTGAATTTTTGTACTATATCAAATTATCCATGTATAGGATGTGCAAATTCAACCTTTCCTACAAATCCATTGACTGTATAAGTTAAAAACAATATAAACAGAATAGGATAATTGGTCGCAATAAAGAGGGTAAGAAAGTACATTGGAAGATTTAAAAAAAATTAAAGATATTGATGGAAAAATACAGGAAAATATTTAAAATAAGTAAATACAACGACAAATATTTAGCTAAGGGTACCATGGATAATACTTTAAGTATATCCGTGGTAATATTATATAATATATGTAAACTGTGGAGGGGAACTAATGAATTGCGGAAAATATGACAATAAACTAGATAATCCACTAAATGATAAAGTTGAAGTTATTAAAAGAAAACTAAATCAAAAAGTAATTTTTGGAATAACAATTTTAATTGTTATTGCAATTGGAACAGCTATATTTGTATATAGCAAATCGAAAATAATTGAAAGTAATATTGATCCAACGAGTGCTAATGCTAGTGATATTTTAACTGATAGGGTTTTAGTATGGTCAGATGAATTTAACGGTAAAACTTTAGATACTAGCAAATGGCGTTATGTATTTGGAAGGAGAGATCTAGATAATGGAACACCTAGGCAGTATTACCCACTAGACCCAAGTAAGAATGTGTATATTGAAAATGGTAACTTAGTACTAAAAGCAATAAAAAATAACCCATATCCAAACTACAATTGGTCAGCAGCATTTGTTGAAACAAATAATTTATTTGAGTTTCAATATGGAAGAATTGAAGCAAGGATAAAGTATAGTGATGTACCAGGCTCATACGCCACTTTATGGACATTAGGAGCAAATTATGATAGAACTCAGAAATTAGTTGATGGTAAAAGCGATGAAAATATAGGTGTGCCATGGCCTAAGAGCGGAGAAATGGACATAGCAGAATTTAATTCTACTGGCAGCCCTGCATGTAACTTACATTACGGTGATAATGCTAGTACACATAAGCAAATTGGTAGAACTAGTTTGGGTGTAAATGGAACAGAATGGCATATATACGCAGTAGAATGGACACCGGAATCAATTAAATTTTATGTTGATGGAGTATTGAAAAGATCAGTAAACTTAGATGATTTAACATATAATAATTACAATTCATTTAAACTACCATATTATTTAATGATTAACTCAGGAGTAGCTTGGGATAACAAACCTAGTGCTAATGTTAACGAACTAACTACATTAGTTGATTGGGTTAGAGTTTATGCACCAGTAGGAATATCAAAAATAGTAAATGCAAATTCAATATCCTTAGATACTAATCAAGTAAATTTAAATGTAGGAGACACTTATGCTTTATGCACAACTTTCACGCCTGATGAAACATGTGATAAAACATTAAAATGGACGAGTAGTGATGAATCAGTTGCAATGGTGTATGGTGGGAAAATAACTGCTTTAAAGTCAGGAACTGCAGTTATTACTGCAGAAACTAAAAATAATAAAACAGCTACTTGTAAAGTGACAGTAACTGCACCATAAAAACTTATAAAAATGGAAACACGCAATAGGAAGATATGACGAACTAACTAAAATAAAAGAGTAGATAATAATATCTACTCTTTTAAAAGTGGTGAATAGGTTATACTAATAGGATTGTTGCAAAAATATTTACAATAGTAATTTATACTATTTGCTAATTATTGTAACCAATTAAAAATGTATTATACCATTATTAGTAAATTTAATAAACAAATTCAGGGATTTAGATTAATTTCTAAGTCCTTTTTTCATGTCTAAAAGGAGGTGATATTATTTATTATATAACAATAACAAATGGTACTACTAAAACGGCCATAAATGTACCCATAGCTTCTGAATTAGCGCCACATTTACTGAAGGCTAATGAAACTAAAAAGGCTGGAGAAGTATATTCCCTAACATTTACTATACCTTATAATAATCCTGGATATAATTTAATTTTTGACTTATTAACTACTGTTAATGTAAATAATATTTATACTGGAGAAGTTGAGTTTAAAGGTAGAGTGTTACTATCAACTGAGATCATGCAAAATGGTAAAGTCTATAAAGAAGTAGAATGTGAAAGTGAATTAGGCTATCTTAATGACTCTAGAGTTAGAGCTTGGGATATCATTGCCATTAGCTGTACCGACTTCATGCAAAAAGTAATAGATAATCATAATGCACATGTTTTGCCAGATAAACAATTTACACTAGGAACCGTAGATGTACCAGGAACCATTACTTGTAGTACTCAATTTGAGAATAGCTTAAATTGTTTAATTGATAAAATGGTTAATACTCTAAAGGTTGGTTATTTATGTGTTAGAACCACAGATAATATTAGATACTTAGATTATTTACAACAATTGCCTGGTCAAAGTGATGACATTATATTAACTAAAAACATGAAGGATCATAACTTCAGTGAGGATCGAACTAATACAGCAACGAGGGTAATTGTAAGTGGTAAAAATAATTTAACCATTGAAAGTGTGAATAGTGGAAAGGATTATTTAGAAAATACCGAGGCCGTAAATGCAGGATATGGATATATAGAACAATATCTACAATTCTCAGATATTGATGACCCAAATGTATTATTACAAAAGGCTCAGGATGCTGTAGAAAAAATCAATGTTCCTGTATATAAGTTAACTAATAATATTCTTGATTTAAGTACTTTAGAGTTAGATCCTCATGGATTTCATGAAGGAACAGATACTACTATTAGAATACCATTTTTAGGTTTTCTTGAAACCTTTCCTATTTTACAAATAGATAAAGACCTATTGAATCCACAAAATACACAAATTACTTTAGATAATAAGTTTGAAAACCTTACGGATAGGCAGCTTAGTTTACAAAGAGTAGCTCAATATATGAATACTGTATTTACAGAGGATAAAAAATTAAATGGATTTTATCTTCGAGGTTATGTGGATTTATTAAAAACTCAAATGGGAGCTATGGCTGATTCTGCGGAGAAACAACAGGCAAAAGCGATTCTATTTGAAGATAAAATTCCAGATAGTCCTACCTATGGTGCTATGGCTTTAGGTACTCAAGGATTCATGATCGCTTCAGAGATTGTGGATGGAGAATGGGATTGGCGTACATTTGGTACCGGTAAGGGCTTTGTTGCAGATCTTATTATTGCAGGCCATTTATTGGGTGGATCAGTGGATTTTGATTTGACCCAAGGTATTTTAAAGATAACTCATAGTGATACCACTTATAGTATATTTAGTGCTGATGGAGTTAAAAGAGTTATTAATGGCGTAGAGTATGATTATACTTGTTTAGCTTATACAGGTGTTGCAATTATACCAGATACTGCAACGTCAATAACTATTCAGTTACCTAATAGATTTAAAAATAAATCATTTACAGCGACAGCTCAAGCCGCTAGTTTGCAAAACTTGGCAGATGGTTTTGCATTAAAGACTTATGAAGTAGGTGTTAGTGGTTATGATTATCCAAATGCAAGATTTAGTATTGATGGAACTTGTCAGGCAATACAGATATCTAATCCTTCAAACGTACCAAAGATAGATTTTGGTATTACATTTATGGTAATAGCATAGGGGGTTAAAAAGTGGAGGATACAAAATTAACTTTATTTTATTCTAAACAAACAGGAGCAATTACAGCTTTCTGCACAGGAATGCAAGATATGTCCTATTTTGCTTCAAATGAAGAAGACATGAAAATAATATGGGATTTTATAGTAGCTGATTATGACAAATATATTATAAAAAATAAAGATGATTATTATATTGACCTAAGCACTAAAACTGTAAAAAGTAAATAAAAGCTAATCATGCATCCTAATTATAGGGTGCTTTTTAATATAAAAAATTCAGGAGGTGTGATATGAATTATGCAACTATTGGATTACTTTGCACTGTTACAGGTGCTATAGTAGGTATTTTAAGTGTTTTTAACTATATGAAAAAGGGGGTGCAAGAGGATGCTTCTTGTAACACTAGGCTAGAAACTAAACTAGACTATATTGGAAAAGATGTAAGCGACATAAAGCTAGATTTTAGGTCACAGGCCACAAAAATTAGTCTTATTGAAGAAAGAGTTACCAGAGTTGAAGAAAGCGCAAAATCAGCCCACAAAAGGCTTGATGGAATAGAAAGGGAGGAATAATTATTATGGGATTTAAAGGAATAGATATTTATTCAGGAACACTTATTACAGACTGGAATGCAATCAAAAATGCTGGGGTGGAGGCAGTTTATATTAAGGCCACCGAAGGATTAACTTATGTAAATACTTTAACGGATACATTTTATAAGGCTGCTAAAGCTTTAGGTTTAAAGGTAGGATTTTACCACTTTGCAGCTAGGAATATACCAGCACAAGAATATCAACATTTTATTGATACCATCAGCAAATATCATCAGGATTTAAAGCCAGTATTGGACTATGAGGTAGCTAATCCAGATATGAGTTTTGTAGCACAGTTTATGGCTCTTAATGCTAATTTATTGCTATATGCCGCTCACAATGTAGCAGATCAATCAAATTTACCTAAAAACAAGATATGGATTGCAGAACCAGGAGCCAATTCAAACAATACAAAAGGATATGCAGGGCTTCAACATAGTTGGACTGGAAGAATACCTGGAATGACAGGAGATGTAGACGTAGACCTATTTAGTTCAGATGTGCTAATAGATTCTAACAATGTAGTTTTGACAGCTTCAGCAATAACGCAACCAGTACAGCAAGGTGATCCATCAGTAAGAATTATTCAATTGCAGCTTAATACATTGCTGAAAAAGGGATTGATAGTAGATAGTTTTAACGGTCCAGTAACAACTGCAGCTATAAAAGAATTTCAAGGCATTATGGGACTTGCGCAGGATGGAATCTGGGGGACAAAGACAGCCGGAGCAGTAGGAGATATTTATTCAAGGCCAGTAGATGGAGTACCATATCCGCATTATGAATATGCAACTAGATATATTCAAATGCGTGTAGGTGCTACAATAGATGGAACTTTCGACAATGGAACTAAGGTAGCAGTTCAGAATTGGCAGGCAAGGCATGGGCTTGTAGCTGATGGAGTAGTTGGAGCTGTAACCTGGTCAAAAATGTTAGATGAAAATGTATAGAGCTTAGATAATCTAGGCTCTTTTTTAATTTAAAAATATTGGAGGAATGAGAAATGGAATTAACAATAAATAATTTAGAAAAATGTTTTTATGAAGCTAGTCAACAAGATAAAAAATATGTAGGTGTAAAAATTCAAATGCAAGGTTTTCCAAAGCCAGAGATTATTATTAATGAGAATGAGAATTTTGATAGTAAATTTGCTTATTATAAAAAAGCCTATAATGATGATCTAACTTTAAAAACCTTTAATGGTATCAAAATAACAGGATTCACTTCTGGTGATTCATTTGAAGAAATAGAAAAAGATTTAGTTAAATAAATTGGAGGAATGTAAAATGTTAAGTCAAACAGTTATAAATGAAATAATAATCCCAATCATAGGCGCTGGGGTTGCCACTATCTTAGAGATAGGAAGAAGACAAGTAAAAGCTTTCCTGGATTCTAAGCAAGATTTAATTAACAAACAGAAAGAAGCCATTAAGCAGACTATGGGTATAGAACTTTACAATAAAGATGTAGCTATAATAAAAAATGCAGTTAAGACAGTAGAGCAGTTAGGCAGAGAATTCAACTGGGCAGGTGCTCTTAAACATACTAAAGTATTAGAACTCATTAAAAACAAGACAGGCCTTTCAGATGATGAAATATTTAATATAATTAAAGGTACTGTTTTGGAAGTTAATTCCTTGAAAAGTAATAGTATAATACAAAAATAATTAGGCATAATAATATTGTCTATACCAATGAATGATTCTTAATACAGGATAAAGCCTAGGATTAGCGTAAAAACTAGTTCTAGGCTTTATTTTTAAATTTTAAGTCGTACTATGAATAAGAATGTGCATTAATTTCTAAATCACATTTTCCCTATCCATATAATAAGTAAGATAAAAAATACAATTTCAATAATAATAAAAATAATAGCAATAATCTTTAATAGTTTCTTTTTCGTTACAAAACCTATTACTAATAATATTATTGATATTAAGAAAATCAATAATAAAATGCTTGTAAGTGCCAT